TTATTTCTTTTTCGTGATGCCATGAACTGTCTTTAGACTAGCGAAAGCAATTAAACAATAAGCTAAAAGCTCTGTGCCTTCTTCTGCGATGTTTTTAACCACGCGAACATAATCATCGCCCATAACATTGTGCCAAAAGCTGCCCATACCGAATAGGCGAGAGAACACCAACAATAGCATCACGCCAGTAACCAGAAGGTTCATGTGTGGAGAGGCAAGATTAAGCGCAAGCTGATCAATGGTTCGTTTACCATTCTTGATTGCGTAAAAAATGGCACTGCCTGCAATCAATAGAGCAGGGACAACCCATGCTCCGTGCTCTATTTTGTCGAACCAAAAATCCATTTCACGAATAAACATCACCGCGAAGAATGCGCTGATGAGCAGAGCCGCATGTTTAACTTCACGCTTCTCTCTTGCTAGGTAAGCAAAAGACCCAGACGCTACGACAAGCAGAATCTGTTGAAGCATCTCAGTTACTGAGATCTCACCAACATTGCCATTTAGCAATACAAAATCAATTCGAAGTGCAAGGTTTGCGACGATGCTGATCGCCAATACGACTAACGCTGTCTGGCATCGTTTATAGATCACTTGAGAAGTTGATTGCGACAGCGTGAACTCTGGGAGCTCAAGTGACATATGAGTTTGTTCTTTGGTTTTAGATTGGCTTTTCATATCAATACGGCTTGTAATATTTTGTAACAGGCTGGCATTCTATCGTTTCGAGTGTCTCCACAATGTCATGGAAATGCCAGTAATAAAACACTGTTCAATTGGTGTGTGTGTACGGTAAACCGCTGCCTTGAGGCAGGCAGTTTACGTAACGTACTAGAATTTTTGGGATGGGGTCTTACAGCGGAGAGGTTAGAAACTCGCAGTCGAAGTGATTACTTTTCAGCTTCTTGCTCGTGGTTATTGCGGTAGTACTCCCACTGTTCAATGCGCTCACCGTCATCGAATACACAGTAAGTGGTACGTTGATTGTTTTCAGTCACTGTATCTAATTCGCCATCTTGTTGAACACAATAAACCGCAGCTGGGTTAGCGACTGAAACACGTTGGCCTTCGCTATATTCTGCATAGTCGTTTGCACAACCGCCTAATACAACGGCAAATACAGCCATCAAACCAATTTTCTTCATGTTTATCTCCTACGTGATAACTCTATAATCGAATGCGTTAAGTTCTACAGAACCAAATGAGAAGCTCTATGAAATTAGTATATTTTAGATTTCAGAAAAGGTTGTCCTAATTTGGTCAAGATATTGAAATAGGTTGATATTTCTTCATGTTTAGCTGCTTTTTGGGTGTTAGATCAAGCTAAGAGAGGCCATTGTATTGCGAGATTAGTATACGGAGAACTTAGGGTTTTGAAGCGGAACTGACTCTTTCAAGGCAATGCATAAACTGGGTTAAAGAGCGTGGTGTTTGATGTTGTGTCACTTGTTCTTAGTCTCGAATCTATTCTCTATTATGGTATGATGCCGCCCAAATTCAGTTGAGCAGTCAGAATCATGAGACATCTAAAAACCACAATTCACCCTGATATCGATCACCTAGACAATAAAACCGTATACAAGCGTAACGCTGCCCGTGCAATTGTCTTAGATGGTGAAAACATTCTGATGCTGTACACCGAGCGTTATCACGATTACACCATTCCTGGTGGTGGTTTGGATGAAGGTGAAGATGTGATTGCTGGTATGGTTCGTGAACTCGAAGAAGAAACCGGTGCAAAAAATATTCATAGCATCAGGCCGTTCGGCATTTTTGAAGAGTTTCGTCCTTGGTATAAAGACGACGCAGATATGATGCATATGATCTCTTACTGCTACTCATGCAAGATCGATCGTCAGCTTGGTGAAACGGCTTACGAAGATTATGAAGTGAAAAATGGGATGAAACCGGTTTGGATTAACATTCATGACGCAATTGCTCATAACGAGAAGACTATGGCCGAGAGCCCTAAAAAGGGCATGAGCATTGAGCGGGAAACATTTCTGCTGCATTTAGTAGCGAAGGAAATGCTATAGGCTAAAAACGTTTGGAAGCCCTTTTCAACGCTAAATAACATTCTCTGTCGCCACTTTGTCGCCACTTTTTGGCGGCAAAGAATTCAGAGGATTAAAGTGAATAGCATCGCTCAGATGGCTCGGTGCAAAATGAGAATAACGCATCGTCATTGAAATCTCGGTGTGACCTAAAATGTTCTGCAATACCAAAATATTCCCTCCATTCATCATAAAATGACTCGCAAAGGTATGGCGTAAAACATGCGTTCCTTGCCCTTTGGGTAAATTAGGCAATGCTCGAGTAAGCCATTTATAGACAGTGCTATATGCACAGCTAAATAAACGACCTGATGTGTCTTTGTGAATCAGTTGATAAAGCTCTTCTGATATAGGCACTGTTCTATTTCGTTTTCCCTTAGTGTTGATGTAGGTCACTTTGAATTTAGAGAGTTGAGCTCCTTTTATCTCGATAGCTTCTCGAATCCTCGCCCCTGTTGCTAGGCACAGTTTTATAATGGCAGTGAGCTCTTCACTCATTGGGCTACTTTTTACTTCATCAAGTAGGTGATTGATCTGATCGACGGTTAGAAACGCTAATTCCGGCTCTGAAGTTTTAAGTTTTCGGAGATCTGCAATTGGGTTTAGGCCTTTCCACTCCTTCAAGCGAATAAGTTCGCTAAACATACTTTTAAGCCAGATAAGATCATGGTTATGTGTGGCAATAGAGATAGGTTGATTTGTTGCGAGTTTATCTTTGTTACGACCTTTATAGATGCGTTTTGCGCGGTAATGAGCAAGCATTCGTTCATTCAGCTGATTAGCGATAGGGTCATTTAAAGCTTCACATACGATTTCCATTCTTCGCTTCGCCCTAAGCCCTGATTTGGTGTTTACACCATGTAGTTGGTACCAAAGCTCGATAAGTTGAGAGAGTCTTCGATGATCCGGCTTGTCTCCCATCCAGGGCTTATCGTCAATCTCCTTCATCGTGTGAAGCTCAAAGGCTTTGGCTTCACCCTTAGTCGTGAATTTTTTACGAACACGCTTTCCCGCTCGCCCGTTCGGATAACATTCGCAGATCCAAGGTTTGGTCGAGCCATCTTTCAAATTGCGTACTGACATAATTAAGCCTAAAATAACTGTATATAAAAACAGTATAGGTCGGGCTAAAACGTAGAACAATGTTTTATATCGGACAAAAAGCACAGGTTAGACACCTTTCTCAAAGTGCTAAGAAAGTTAATAGGTTTTTGCTATGTATCAATCAATTCATGTGAATGCTGGCTACAGTCATTTCAAAATTAATAGTGATGGTCCAATTGGGGTAAGTAAGAAGAACCAAGGGGTGATTGATGCGCTTTTGAAGCTAGGTAATCGATTTACGGCGCCATTTGGTGGTTTTATAGAAGCAGAGAATGTGATCGGTTTGAAGTGGGTGAAGCTGGTCGATATTAAGTACCTATGTACCGATGAGGAAGCAGAAACTATCGAGTACGTTATACAAAAAGACCACTATGTAGTGGGGACGTATCAAGACCGGAAGTTATATATTTTATTGTTTGGTGGAGAACCAAAGCATCACCAGATTAAAGGCCTCGAACAAGATGGGAAAAACAACGTGTTCGGGTTGTTTTGATCGCGCTCAAAAATAGTGGTTAGTGTTCTACGGTTCCGTGGAGGTAATGATATAGTTAGATGATATGCCCTAAAAGATTAATAATATGAGCAAGTTACAAGAAGCAAAAGATTTTATATTGGACAATTGTTTACTGGCAGCTCTGGATTCTACAGAGTTATCTGAGCGTAACCGTAATATAGCCAAGAGCCAGATAAGCTGGGTTAACAACTTCAAGACGATTGGAGACTTATATCGTTACTTGTCGGTAGCGACAAGTAAAAGTCATGACCATGTTGAAGAAATCCAACAGCTTGGTCGACACACTTACGAAAGCTTGTTGCCAGAATTTGAAAAAATATTCGCGCCATGGCTCTATGAGCGAACACTCTTGAGTGATTTTGTGCTCAACCAAAGGTATCCCGCAAGAGACTTACTTTCTGCGATAGGTAAGTTCGATACAAGGTGTGGTGGTATCCAATTGCACAAGATTGAGGGAGAAGTTAAAGAGATCGTAATCAAGGCTACATTGAATAATGGCAAGTATCCTAATCAATGGTTATCGGATGACAAATTGCTAAAATATTATCTAAAGAGTGTTAAGCGAAATGATGTTGAGACTTTTAAGGTCGAATATGAAGATAATAATGCGATTATTCACTCTGGTGATAAACCAATTTATACGTTTGTTAGGGACACTGATTCTGGACCGTTTACATTTAAAGGTATCTTTAAGTACTTAGGACATGTAACAGATTCAGATGGGAAAATGTGGTTTCAATTGGCAAGAGCAGATTCTAATGAAGCGATGTTCGACAAAAACTTCCAAGCTTCTTTTGAAGACCAGATCAAACAATCACGAGAAGACTCACCCGCAGAACGTAGAAAACGTCTCAAACAAGCAGCAAAGAACCCTAAACCAAGAAAGAGAGTTGTTTCAACCGTAGTATATGACCGTAATCCTGATGTTGTTGCTGAGGTTTTAGAAAGAGCGAAGGGATACTGTGAAGCTGAAAAATGTAGGAACCCCGAAGCACCATTTGTTCGTAGAAAAGATGGAACCCCATATTTAGAGGTTCATCATAAAATTAGGTTAGCTGACGGTGGGGACGATACGGTTGAGAATGCAATAGCACTTTGCCCTAATTGTCACAGGAATGTGCACTATGGTTGATGCTTTAAAATTGACAATATCAAGTATTAGGGGTTGGAAACGTAGGTAGTATTTATCTTTTGCGATATCAACGTAGTTAGTTGTCATTAAGGGGCTAGTATCAATACAACTACCTGAATATAATGCTGAAAATACTAAGTTTATGGGTCTAATGTGTCATTCCAAATTCACAAATTAACTATTGAAGGTAAAGAATACGAGCTATCAAAAAGCTCAAATTCTGGAAAAAACCTAATCAGTGTCATAACTGGAAAAAATGGTGCTGGTAAAAGTCGTATATTGGAGTTTTTAGCTTCGAATTTTTACGTCAGTGATAACTTTTTGATCGAAAATCCGAATAATTGGAATGCAAGGTTTAACATCGTTACTTCTGATTACAGCCAAAACCAAGTGCAGTACCAAATTGGTGGCTTGGAATGCACAATGCAAAGAATTAGCCCAAAAATTGCCAGCGTATTCAAGCTTGCTACACATGTTGATGATCGATACCGGATTTTTCCGCAGCGCATGATTTGTTTATCTACAAGTCCATTTGACCGTTTCCCTCTGAATGTATCAAAATCACTTTCAAACGAAAGTATATACTCATACATTGGTATGAAAAATAGTAAACGTAGTAGCTCAATTGTCTCTTTAATCTCTAATGTTTTAGATAGCATGTTTAAAAAACCAGAAAAAATAGAGACAAACTTTGAAGTTATGAAGAGAACTTTAGACTATTTGGGCTATGGGAACCGTATTCTTGTTTCGTATCGTTCAAATATAAAGTTTGATAAAAATAGTTTATCTCGACGTGAAATTTCAAAGTTGCTAACTAAGTTTGAAAACCCTATTTTCAATGAACACTATATAGACGGAGTAGAATGGAAGAATCAAGTAGATGTTATTTATGATAGCGTTTGTATTTTACTTGATTCGAATAGAGATAAATGGAAATCAACATTTAGTATTCCTGTTAATTTGTCTAAGACTAATATTCTGGAAGATGACTATGTAAGGGCTATTCAAACCCTTTCAAAAAGCGGAATCTTCACAGTAAAGAGCTTAAAGTTATCTCAAGCTACGGATAACCGTAAGTTTATTGACTTTATTGATGCCAGTTCGGGAGAACAATGCTTAGCTATGATGTTGCTTGGGATAGCTAGTCAGATTGAAAATAATTCATTAATTTGTATAGATGAGCCCGAAATTAGCTTGCATCCTGAGTGGCAAGAAGAGTTTATCCCGTTGATAAATGATTTGTTTTCTTTGTATTCTGGTTGTCATTTTGTCATCGCAACACATTCTCCACTTTTAGTATCTAAGTTATCTAGTGATAACTGTTTTATATTAAACTTGGACGAAAACAGATTAATTGATTCTTCAAAAGCAGTAAGCTATTCATCGGATTATCAATTAGCAACACTGTTCAAGTCTCCTGGATTTAAAAATGAATACTTGGTTAGTGAATGCCTTGATATTCTCAATACTCTTTCCAAACTCAAACCAATTGATTTTGATTTTACTGAGAGACTTAAACTAATTACGTCATTAAAGCCTCAGATATCACTCGAAGACCCTGTTTATTCGCTTATAACTACAATCGAAAGGGTTATGGATACGATTAATGAAGATTGAAAAGCCTGTTGTGTATAGTGAAGGTGAACTGACGTTAGTTAATGATTTTAATCAGCGTGATGATATAAGCGGGAATGACTGGGGAGCTGATGAGTTCAATGATATTAGGATGTCTATAAAAAGTCATTATAAGATAGAGCAAAACTATAAGTGCCCATATTGCGCGGTAGAATATCCAATAAACCATGGTATGGTATGGGATATTGAACATATTGTCTCCAAAGATAAAAAAGTCCAATTTATGTTTGAACCGAGAAATCTTTGTGTTGCATGTAAAGATTGTAATGGGGCAAAGGGCTCAAAAGAAGTACTTGTTAATCCTAATCGTATTAGGTTTCCGAGTTCATCTCAAAATTACAAAATAATTCACCCTCATTTTGATACCTATCATGAACACATAAATGCAATTGTTCCTGGAGACTTTTATAGGCCGCTAAGCGAAAAAGGTGAATTTACCATTATTACTTGTCGTCTATTACGATTTTATGGAGTTGTTCAAAGAGAGCAGCCAGAGCAAGACATCAATGATCTTGCTCTGGCTTTGATTGATGCTAGTGGAGCTGCACGTAGAGTTCTCGAAGATGAATTGGTTCGACGAATTACAGCTAAACGAAATATAGCTCCATAATGGAGCTATATTTTATATGTCGTCTTCCTCTTCAACCTTTTCTTTTCTTCCGTGAAGTTCATTGATGAAGATTATGTTAGCTTTTATTACGCTGTAAATTGCTTCGCATTGTAAAAAGAAGGTGACAATTAATACCGATGGTGCGATTGTGACAAAAAACGGTATCGTACTAGCTAATATGATAGTACTACCTACTATAGCTTTGACTAAGAATATTCCTAAAATCAATATTGCAACTATCGCTGACTTAAATACGCTAGCAACAATGAACTCTAGCCTTTTAAGTTTTGCTTGAGCTTCTGTGAAATCAACATGTTCAACGTTGCTTTCTTGATCTTTTATTTTATCTAGAGCTTCTGGATATAAATAAGCAATCCAAATCGCCATTAGAGTAAAAACCATCGTTGAAACAACAAGTAGATTAGTTAGGTAATCTTTGATGTCATCGAACTTTATTTTCAAGTCAAAACTAATACTTAAAGCTAATACAGATAAAAATACAAAAGAATATTTTAATATATAGCTTTTCATAAGTTATACCTTTTCACTTTTCTTGTTATTACCGCTGCTTAGTGGGCCCACGTAGCGATTTAAGTTTCCTTTGATCGCGGAGTATAACACATCAGCAGGAAAGTACTTTTTCCCTTTTTCTGTCAATGTAATCTCTTCTCGAAGGCGGTACTTATCTGCCCACAATATCCCTTTATCTGTAACGAAGCCTACGTTAGCCCAATCTGAAGATGAGCGGTTGTCTAGAGCATATTTTTCGACAAGGTCTTTGACTTCTTGCGCTGTTGGCTTAGCTTCTGCTTTTACTTCGATGCGCTTTTCTTTGATGTTTGTTTTAGATAGGTTAGTGGCTGGGAAAAGATTGTTGAATTTATTAACCCATTCAGACCTTGCATTTTTTCCTCTTACAATAACAGTATCTCTTTCAATGATATGCGTAATTCGATTAACTAGCTTTTGAAAGCTAACGTTATTCGTTGGCATGCTCATTATCTTCATGTTAAACCGATACAAACAACTCTCGTGTTTTCCTGAGTTGTGTTGAATCTTTGCATGCCCTGTCTGAGATATTTTTATACGGTCTGCATGTTTTACTCTGTTTGTCATTGCACATCGAACAAAGTCTTTAAACAAATCAGCATCACAAAGGGAGTGTTCAAATTTTATTGAAACGACAGCATCGTGCTCCGGAATGACCCAGTAATAGCAAGGTCTACCCCAAATGACGTTTTTCCCTTTGTGTTTGCTGCTAGTCTCTACGATTGAAGATGAACCTGTGGTTTCATTTTCGTCAACACCTAGCATAGTACCGGAGCTATGTTGATCAGACTTCCAAAGCACAACTAAAAAGTGTCCTGTCTCTGGGTCTTTATGTATATGTTTACAATAGACACGTGGTTTATTGTCTCTTGTTGAGGCTGGATCCCATGGGATAGTTGTTGAGAGCAGTCTTCCATCAACCCAGTCTTCAATAAGATCGAATGTTTGGCCAATATCTAGCCCCAAGCATTCGTCTTCTGTACGTTTATACAAGCCACAGTGTTCAACACTGAAGTAGGTCATATAGCCTTTAGAAATCATAGAACTAGCCTTTTTATTGTATTTATTATTTTTTAATTAAGAATTAAGAATTAAGAATTAAGAATTTATTTATTTTGCATTGCCAAAGCAACTCTACCCACAACTCTCACTTCATCTTCTTCGACTGTTAGAGTCGAGCCGTTAAAGCTGATCGCTAGTTTCTTACCAGGTAAACGCTGAATGTCGTTTAGAGACAGTAGGCCGTCCATATCCACTAGGTAAGTGCCGCTTACTGCTTGGTGAACTTCTTTATCGACAATGAATGTAGTCCCATCGTGCTCGATGCCCATTACATTCAGAACCCCAAGTTTGTCTAAGTAGCTCTTATCAAAAGCTAGCGTTTCATTTCCCACAAGCTTTCCATTCGTCAGAGTGAAGTAATCGACATCAAAGAGTGTCTTAGCTTCATTTTTTTTAGACGTATGCTCTTGGACTACTTGGTCAGGGAATGCTTCGCCTTCTCCTAAAGCCAGATATTTAATTGATGCGCCTGTCTTCAAATGAAGTCTCAAAATCACTTCGAAAGGAGTTAACTCTCGCTGGTGCCACGTAGATATCGTCCCTTTTGAAATGCCAAGTACGTCCCCAAGGGACTTGAAGTCTCTCGTTTTCGTGACGTTCTTCATCCTTTCTGTAACTTCTCGGCCGCCAATGTATTCAAAAGGTGGTATTTGCTCTTGTAATTCACTCATAAGAAGACTATATTTTCACTCAAATGATGACTGGACAGTGCGGGGTGCGACCCTATTGTCCGAAATGAAACACTCAATAACACAACAGGATATCACTATGCTCTCTTATCAAGTAGTCCTAAATACGCCTTTCATGACGTACGACCAATACTCTCAGTTTTCTGGAATGCCTAAACGCACCATCATGGATTGGGTAGCCGATGGCCGCTTACCTATTAAAACTAAAGCAAAAGGTAAAGAAACTCCTCTCATTAATATGATCGCCTTAGTAGAAATGGCGACTCGTGAAGCTATGGAAAAGTTGGGGTAGGCCGTCATGCGTTTATCTTCTCTGATTCCAACCAAAGAGTATTGTCCGTTATGACTCAATGTTCTTGGTTGGGGTTTCGTTTTCGTCCCGTTTGTCTTCAATTGAGTATTGGTTATGAACGAAATTGACTCAATGTGCGAATTCCGTGGCTCTAAACAAAAGGCATTTAATGAAGCGTGTTGTGCATTTGCGAACTCGGAGAACATGACCAAGTTAGCAAAGGCCGTGGATATGAATGCCACAATATTGCGTAACAAGCTCAACCCAGAGCAGCCGCACATACTTACCAGTGTAGAACTTGTGATGATCACCAAGGCGAGTGGCAACTTCACCATTCTTAATAGCCTTTTGCTTGGCCTCGGTGTGGTGACCGCACAAATCCCCAACGATGCGAGTGAAGAAACTTTCATTAAACGCGCATTAGAAAACGCGATGCACTCCGGTGATTTATCTCGCATGGCTTTAGAGCATGCGGGAAATGATCGCCTTAGTCGCACTAACAAACACGTCATTATCCAAAAGGCACAAGCGGGTATTAGCAACCTTGTGCTTCTTATCAACGATATAGAAAGCCGCACAAAAGGCGTTTCCCCATTCTTAGCTATGAGTGTGGATTTGGTCGCCAATGGTTCGGCTATTCCCGGCTTAAGTTAGAGGAAAATAGTATGTCAGTTGCAACAGTCGAGCATTCAAACCTAGATGTACCACCGTTAGAAAACCCATGTCCTGATTTACCTTGTTGGTCTTTGAACCGTGAGCAAAAAGAACGTGGCCTTTCTGCATTACAGCGCACGCGAAGAGAACTTGGAGAGCGCCAACTAAAGCCACTTCGCTCAAAGCGTGAAGAGTTACAGGCTCAGTTTTCTAAGAGTGATTGCCGCGCTGAACAAATGCGCCTTTCACGTGAAATTAACCGAATTGATGCCAACGCGCAGGATGTACTTTCGCGCTGGTCATAACCCAGTTACACCCAAGCAGACCTAGCCACTAGGCGTAATGCCTACACCCTTTATCCCTCTTTGATTTAAAGAGGGAGGGTTTTTTATATCCAAAATTTGAGGAAATGATGATGAGCAATATTGAGGAACACCTATTTAGTCAGTCTTTTAACCAAATCGCTGAGCGCTTTAACTCAAGCAATCAAGAGCAGCAACACCAAGTTTTGATTCAGCTCGATGCTATCGCGAAGAAGCAAGAGCCTATCGCTACCCACCGCCCTCAAGAAGAAGTCTTAGCCGATATCAAAGAAGCAATGGAAAGTGATCGAGCTCGTGTGTTCTTTGGCTATTCGTTTCCAAGTTGGTACCGCAACGGTTCGATTGAACAAGTTTCACAGCTTCACCATTGGGTGAACTTAGATATGAGCAACCGCCACTTGTTTCTTGAAATGCTTGGCCTCCGTGACTTAGGTCACTTTGATGATGAATCGTTATATCAATTCGAGCAGTTCTGTTTATCGGTAGTGGGGGCGTAGGCATGAAATTACATGAAGTAAAAACCCAATCAGAGTTTTTTAACGAAGTTCGTTTGGGCCGTAAAACGGCTGAAATTCGAGTTAATGATCGTAACTATCAAGCCAACGATGTGCTGATACAACATGAAGTGGACAACGAAAGCCATAAAACGGGTGCATCCCTAGTTCATGAAATTACTCATGTACTGCAGGGCGGTAAGTTTGGTTTAAGCAAAGAGGTATGCGTTCTTTCACTTTCGAATTCATCTCATTTAAACAGTGTGATTTTGATGGGCCACTTACGAGATCGTTTAGTTGAAGCTGCCGACTGCATGGAAGCGGGTATTGACGTAGTTCGAGAGGCTGGACTCACAACCGCAGACCTAAAAAGGCAGATTCAAGACTCACGCTATTTTGCTACAGAGGCAACGACTCTACTTAAAAACTTAGGGGAGGAGGCTGCATGAGCACTATCTCGGTTTATCAGAAAGACTTGAACCACGCGCTTCGGTCAGAAGGGTTTACTACTCGCAAGATTGAACAGTTCATGCGTGTTTTCAATATCACAGAAACTAGCCAAGGCGATGTGCTGAGCTTGGACTCTACGCGAGCACTACTTGTGAATGTTAACGGTACTGAACAGGGACTTTGTTTAGAAGATTTTATTACCGCTTGGTGGGCGTTTTGGATTGTGGTTTACAACACGGCTTCTGATCGAGATATCGCAAATCAAGCCTTAGGTGCCGTTCGAGCGCTGTTCTTTGTGTCGGCTTGTAATAAATCCACTTCTCAAACTACTCAAATGCAAATTTGGTGGCGTGATATGGCCGATGAGCATGGCTACCCAACTGTGGAGGCTTGCTGATGTTGAGTTATGTAGCAGTTGCCCTGAATAGCGGTGGCGGTGTCGTTCGCCATGATGAAACCCACGAAGTGAAGAACGTGTTGCTGGGTGAGTTTGACTCACCAGAGCCTGCGATTGATACGGCTTGCGCGCTGTTCAACTGCCAGCATGTTTTGAACGGGGTGATTATCAAAGGTAATCACACTGGCGGCCACATGGTCATGGATACACAGGAGCTAGCAGAGTTATGAGCGAAGCACAGAAAGTTGCGGTTGAAGCACCTGATTATATTGAAACCCTATTAGTAGAGATGCTGGAAGGTGATCACCCAGATAATGAAGTGCTGTTAGGTACTTTGCTATCTGGTGATGAGTCTATCCAGGTTCAATTGAAAATCACACGCAACCCCACAGATTTTTTGGATGAGTGTTAGTGACATACTATCAACCAGTTAAACCATTAAATCGCTTTTGGTTATGCCCTTTACCTGCCATAGATGAAGGGCTTATTTGTGTTCCTGCAGGTTACGAACCCGCTAATATAGAACCTCAAAATCTTTCAGTTGTTGAGCGTAAGTTATATGAAGCAAACCCAGCAGATAGAGAATGGCTATCTGAACACTTTGCTGATCTCCCTCATTACCTAACTAAATATTTCGCAAATCGTTATATTTCTATTTTTGAGAAACAAGGCCGCCCAGCCGCGAATACTTTCATTCGTGAAAAAATGGTACCCGCGCATAGGCGTGTTCTATTGGTACTTAAACAATACAAAAAACTTCCTACTACTTCTAAGGTTGCTTTGCTGAGTGAAGCGAATGATGACACTAAGCAAAGCAACTACAAGAACCAAACTCAACAGCAACAGTACTTTGATTTTGAACGAATAGAACAAAACCGCAAACCAGTAAGAAATCGCACTTTGGCCGAGTTGGAAATTGAAGAAATCAAAGATATGGCGTTTAAAGTTGCCATGATAGTTGACGGGTTTATTCGTATTGAGAGTGATAAATACCACGCTGAAACTGCATTAGGAACAGAAATGGCGGTCGTGTTCTCTTATGAACAAGCCGCTGTATTCGTCTGTAATACCTTTGGTATTAAGCCACCTCGCAAATATAAAGAACAATCGGAGCTTTCTGCCCTGCAAGATATTTCGCGCATGATAAGCGAAAAGTGGTGGTATAACCGTTTGATTCGATGCCGAAAAATTATGCGTGAGCACCTAGCCATTGCTATGGGGCAAGTCTCGAAACACGCTTCGCCTTATGCTTCATGGGACTGTATCCGAGAATACAAAGAACAACGCCAAAAGAACTGGGAATTTATCGAAAACTCATCTTTGTTCGATGAAGAAACAGGCGAAGAAGCCAGCTTAAAAGACATGGTATTAAAAAGCGTCTCGAACCCTGCTATTCGCCGCCATGAGTTAATGGTACGTTGCCGTGGTTGTGAAGACATTGGCAACGAGTTAGGTCTACAAGGCTTGTTTTTAACCCTGACCACACCAGCCAAATACCACAACAGTTATAAGAAAGGCGGTTTCATTGGTCACTGGAATGGCGCAAGCCCACGTGATGCCCAAGCTTACTTAAACAATGTATGGGCAAAGATTCGTGCCAAATTAGGTCGCAAAGAAATTCGTTGGTTTGGTGTTCGTGTGGCTGAACCACATCACGATGGCACACCACACTGGCATTTGCTTATCTGGGCAAAGCCTGAACAGATAGATGCGATTGAAGAAATTTTTACAGATTACGCAATCCAAGAAGACAAACACGAACTGATTAATAAAGAGGGACTGCTGGACCCATCTGCCCGTTGTGACATTCAAGCCATTGACCCAGAACTGGGCACGGCTACGGGTTACATCGCCAAATACATTTCTAAAAACATTGATGGTTATGCCATGGATGATGATCTGGCTGATGAGACAGTCAGCATCAATCCAAAGACAGGTAAAGAAGAAGGCAAATCTGCTAAAGACATGGCGAAAAACGTGAGTGCATGGAAAAGCCGTTGGAACATTCGCCAATTCCAATTCTTTGGTGGTGCTCCGGTTACGACTTATCGAGAACTGCGCCGCTTTGCCAGCCAGAACAAAAAAGCCTTTATGGAATACCTCTTCATGCAAGAGCGTGCCGACCTACTTACTATTTATTCAATGTTACAACGTGAACTCGTTGGCCCTATTAAGCCAAGCAAGCTAATCACTAATGAAGAACTTCTAAAAGTAATTGGTGATAGTTACCAAGCACGAATCAAGAGTGATGATTCAAGCATCGTTGATACGTTAATCGCCGCCGATAATGGCAATTGGCAAGGTTACATCATGGGCCAAGGTGGTCCATTTGTTAAACGTGACGACTTGCTGATCAGAAATACCTATCAAGAATTACCGTTTGCGTCACCCCACGGTGAAATCGTTAGCAAGATTGAAGGTTTTGATGCCGCAGGCATGCTCGTCAAAACTCGCACTAAGAACTGGCAGATAATGCCAACGTCTACGTTAGACGCCCAACGTGAATCGGGGGCTCTTGCTCTTTCTGGAGCCTCTGGCTCCTCTCGGAGTTCTGTCAATAACTGTACGCTACCGCAGAAAGTACAGGTCAGCGATCAACTTAAGCGATTATTAGAACCTTACTCTGTAGGTGGTGGGTTACCGCCAAACATTGATAGTTCAGCTCTAATCGCGCTGCAACAAGGTAGCTCAATTCGAATAGACGATGAAACGAGTATAAGAATCCGCCCTGCGGAGCACCTACCATGCGGTACGGTTCGCTCAGCCCAGCTTGTTGAAGAGTATCAACCCAAGCCAGATTTGAGCTGGTTAGATGAATTCGAGGTAAAACCGCCTGAACCTCTAACCGGAGAGGATGACGACTATGAATATGAACAGCCTAATTTGTCGTTCTTCCCTGAAACCGCCGAATGGCCGTTGATATGAAGCTCAGATTAGTTATCAGAATGAGGGGTGAATCTCGCTTCATAAAAACACTGTATGAATATTCATAAAAGTACTGTATATTTATCCAGTCTTTTGGTTTGGAGTAGAGCTATGTCATTAAAACAACAGGACATATTTTTACAAGCGATGGAGTTCATTATAGATGCTGTAGCACTCAGCACTGAAGGTGAAAGCAGAGCTGATGTAGGTATTTATCTGATGAGTCTATTGGTTGCAGACCAACGAGAAGAATTGAAGTCTGAAAAGTTAGCTGCGTTGAAGCAGTTAATTGAGATGGCTGATGATGTGAGTCGCTAAGAGTCTGAACTTTAGGCAACAGAGGTTCCTTACATCAAGTTGGCGCTGCAAAGTTTATAACGTTAACTAAGTTAGGAGTTGTCATATGTTAGTGACATGCCCAAAATGTGAAAGTAAAACTCGCATTGCTACCTCGCGTTCTATTAGCTCAGAAACACGAGAGCTTTATTGCCAATGTTTAAATCTAAATTGTGGAAGTGTGTTTGTTGCGCATACGTCATTTTCGCACTTCATAGAGCCAACAGGTCAAAAGCCCAGTTCAGAATTACAGCCTGAATTGTGTAAAGGAGATTTGAATCAGATTGGTATTTTTGAGTAGGTCAAATGAATAATATTTATTTGAAATGAACATGTTCTGAGTTTCAGCGTAGGTGATTTTATAATTATTTATTTTGTACCTGAAACTCAAAACCATACTTTACTATTTATTAGTTAGGGCAGTATTTAGCGACTCCTTTTGGTTTTATAACGTTAATGATTGTAAGGGCTTGATATAGCCATACTAAAAACAGGTAAAAGTACATTAGGATTAAATATTTAATATCTTCGTATGAGCGAGATATTACTTCGGTAATCCAGGTTTTGTTTAGCATAGACTGGGGGAACTGACTGAAATCAAGTTCAGCGATACAAGCTAAAGATATTATATACATAAAAGATAATATAATAAACCCAGAGATAGTTACCCCAACTAATCGTCTTGGTATTCTTTTATTTATGAAAAACTTTTCAGCATAATATCTGCATATCCATTCTTGTGTGAATAATGGGTTTACTATTTTTTCTATAATCTTAATCATATTTATATTTTCCTCTTATGTTTGATGATTTTATTAATTTATTTTAAACTGTTGTTACCTAACCCCCTTGCTTTAAATAATAATACTAAATATATTAAATTGTCAACAGTTAAATTAAAATAAATTAAATTTCATCGGTTTTTGTTTTATTATTTAAATAATAAATTGAAATTGTTTTTTAATCTTTTAAATAAAATTTCTCTTTTATTTTTTTATTAAAAAATAAAGCAACGATAAAGTTGATAATGTTTGGGTGTGAGATGGTTATCGTTTAAAGGTGAGTCGATAAAACGAACAGAAACGATCTCGGACGGTCTCTAAATCCCCTATATAAAACAACTCTCGATGTAGATAACGCGGGGGCTGTGTTCCAATACAACTACCGAAATGAAATGCGGTTCTAAGATCGCATAATTGCAGTGTGGAATTTTGGTGTGGAGGGGAGGGTGAGTCCGAACAAGGCCTGAGCGTCCAACTCCATTACTAATTCTATTCTCGCTGCCTAATTCTGATTTTTTCTGTAGTTGGTGACTTTTTGATGTGGGAACGACAGTACGAGCACGCTAGATGGAATGGGCTTAAGCTCAATATCCTCTCAACCGCCTTTGATGGTGGTAAGCGTTTGCAAGTGAGCGAAATCCCCTACGCAGAGCTACCACACATCAAAGTTATGGGAACGAAAGCCCGTACCTACACGATTGAAGCGGTGTTCGTTGGCTCCAGTTCTCTGGCCGATGCCAATGCCCTCATTGAAAACCTAGAAGCAAAGCCAACTGGTGAACTAGAGCATCCTTGGTTGGGTGAGCTGGCGCTTGTCTTTGAAGACGTATCACAAAGCATCAGTACCAAGAAAGGCTTGGTCACGCTGAGTCTGAAGTTGGCTCGCGCTGGCTCTTCCCCTTCAATCACTGCTCCTACTTCAGTTCGTACAAAAACGCAGGCCAACATAGTCGAGAGCTTGTCGAAACGTTCTTTCGTAGAAGAATTAAACGGCTTGGATGTATCGGACATTCACAGGGTTCAGAGTGATGTCATCAGTGCATTGAACGTGTTGGTCGACATCACCAACCGTTTGAACCTCGAAGATGAAAACCTTCAAGACATTAACCACGCCATCAATAATGCATTCTCAGCAGTGAGTAGTCTCAGCACCAACCCAACTGAGTTCGCTGATCTGTTTTCTACGTCAGTGAATGCGGTGGCCGATGGTGTTCAATCTGAGCCTAATTCAAGTAATGAAGCGGTAGACAACTCGCGCAGTGCTCAAGCTTTGATGTTAAATGAAGTCAAACCGGACACACCAACTCAGCACCACAATGTGCAAATGGTGACGGGCGCTGTGAAGATGAACAAAGACATCACACTCCTAGAGAAAGGCGACCGTTTTGATATTACGCACTCGGCTAAGCAGCCTGAAACCATCAAGAATGATCTATCTACTTTGATTGTTAGTATCGATGAGCGCATCAAACACACCACCCAAGTGTCGACGCTTGAAAGCATTGAGCTGTTCGACGCCGTCACGACATTGAAAAGTAATGTGAAGGTTCAGCAGGATAAAGTCGTCAGCGGTACCGCGCCCCATAGAACAGTGCAGTCACCACGCTTTCAATCTGCGCTGACGATTGCGTACGATGAGTTCACTCAGGAAAAAGTCATCACCAAAATGAATGCACTGCAGCACCCGCTCTTCATTCGTGGTGTCATTGCCGTGAGGGATGTGTCATGAATACGCTAACGATGCACATTGATGGCAAGCCGCGTGCTTTCTATCAAGCGAATCTCAACTACTCCATTGAGCAGCTGGCCCATACGTTCAGTTGCTCAATTGAGCCTATGAGTATTGAAAGCCCGCTATCGGTTGAGTTCTTCATTAACGACAAGTCGATTCTGATTGGTCAGATTGATGGTGTGGATGCCAATACCGATTCAAGCGCTCACGCTGTTTCCATTTCTGGCCGCTCGAAGAGTGCCAACATGATTGATTCACGCATCACGATGGATGCGCTTTATAACTTGAACGTGGAAGAACTACTTCGCCATGTCGCCAAGCCATTTGGTTTGAAAGTGAAAAGCTTGGTGAAGAGTATGCCGGTCATCCCTGAGTTTCAGATAAATGCAGAATCACCCGTAGAGAACGTGGCGCAGCTCATTCGAGAGCAAGGCTTTATGTTGGCTGAGCGCAATGGCGTGTTGATCATTGAAAACACCGCGCATGCAACTATCAGCAACATTGGCCTAGAAACGGGCAACAACATCGACAGCCTGAACATCAAGCGCACCTTCAATCAGCAATTTTACACCATTGATGTGCAAGGCCAGTGGGATGACGCAAGCGCACAAACCATCAATCCAAACGTCGATAGCTCACGGACCATGGTGATCACCTGTGACCAATTACAAAACCGTGAAGCTTGCCTGTCTCGTGCTAATTATGAGCGCAACCTCGCAATTGCTCAAAGCCTGACAGCATCAAGCTCAATTGCCGACATATTCCCTGAGTTGGCCATTGATGGATTAAACCGAGTGATTCGAGTCGCAGACCAAGAGCAAAGCTTCAGTGAGATGTTGGTGATTAAGTCGCTTGGCCTATCAGTGTCTGAAAGCTCTACGGAAACTTCGATTGAGTTGTTTAGGCCGTTTAAGGAGCAAAGCTATGTCTAGTGCTCTGCAGCAACAACAGCGATTAATGGCCAGAATCAAAAACGTGATTGGCACCGGTACTGTCACGGGTGCAACCACAGGCCGATTACAAATCAAAACCGCGACAGGCCGAACCAATGACAAGATAAAACGGGTGCATAACTACGGGTTTATGAGTCGCCCGCTATCAGGAGCGAAAACTTACAACCTCTTCATTGGTGGAGCCACATCTCGCGGCATCACCGTGAACGTAGAAGACGAACGCCACCAAATAGAGTTGCAGCCTGGTGAAGTCGCGATACTCGATGACAAAGGCAATCTTGTTCATTTCACGCAGCAAGGCATCAAGATAAACGCCTGCGCAAAGTTAGAAGTGATATCCGCGCAAGAAACCACGGTGAACGCAACAACTGTGAACGTTACAGCACCTAAATCCACGTTTTCCGGTGACGTAGAAATAGGCGGCAACCTGAAAGTCACAAAGAACGTTGATGTAATCGGTGCTGTAGGTGGCGCATCTGGTACGTTCGGCGGTGTCAAAGTTGAAAAGCATGACCACGACTATACAGACGATGGGACGAGAAGAACTACCAAGGAGCCAAATAAAGGATGAGCCATTTCAATTTAACCGCCCTGACGGCACCACTGAGCTCTAAAGAGGGATTAACCCACGCTGTGCTTCAGAGTGTTTATAACTATGCCGAATCGACTCAAAACGATCGCGCCCGTATGGCAAGCAATGAGCGCGGCGGCACTTGGAGCAATGAGTTGATAAACGTGGTCGGCTCTCGTGATTGGACGCTTAAGCGAGCAAAGCTCACAGATGAAACCCTCAGTTTAGCTAAACGGTTTTGTGAAGAATCGCTCGCTTGGCTCATTAAGGACGGCCACGCCAAAGCGGTTGAAGTTTCGGTATGGCGAGAGAAGCCAAACCAAATGGGTCGCAATGTGATGATAACCCTAGCCGATGGCTCTCAGTTCGATGTTCCACTTTCAAAGGTTAATCAATGAGTACACAACGAAGCCTAGACAGTTTGATTGCTCGCGCAGAAGCTAACCTGGTATCTGAAACTGGGCAAAACAACCCTGCGACCAAAGCGATAGCTGCTGCCATTGCTGGTGTCAGCTATGGGCAATATGGTTATCAAGATTTACTGTTCAGGCAGCTGCACCCAGAGACTTGCTCTGAAGATTGGTTATACCTACACGCCAATCGCCATAAAGCCCCTAGACTGCTGCCCACGTTCGCAACGGGCCGAGTCCAGTTCACTGATCTTGGTGGCACGGTGGTGATCAAAAAAGGCACCCGTTTAACGCATGCCAATCACGAGTACGAAACCACCAAAGAACAATACAGCAACGTCCCCGTTGATGTCATTGCACATGAATCTGGCGTAGATAGTAATCTTTCCGAAGGTGCGGTGCTTACGTTAAGCGAAGGACTAAGCGGTATTGACCCAAACCGTGTGCTTTCACTTGGTATTGGCGGAGGCGCCAATATTGAAGAATTAGAACACTGGCGAGCGCGTGTCATCGTAGCATTTGAAAAGAACGAGCTGATTGGCAAAGCGGCGGATTACGAAGTGTGGGCGGTATCGGCTCACTCGGATGTGGATTTTTCTTGGGCGCTTGATAACACCCCACAGCGAGGCATGGTTGAAGTGTATATCGGTGCGCGAGAAAACAACCCAACGTTAAACGCTGAAGTGGTCAAGTTAGTGCAAAACACGTTTGAACAAAATCGGCTTGCAGGTTGCCACCCATTTGCTCACCTACCAGAGCAAGTGCCACTCAATATCGAGATCCAAGGTATTGAAGACCAAGATGTACGAAACGATGTGGTCACGGCACTCGAAAACTTAGTGAAAGAGAAAATGGGCAACATCGAGCCGACAACTCAAAAGCCGGAATCTATCACCAACACCGAAATTGTTTTAACTATCTCTACCGTGACCAACAACTTTATTGTTCGCTCTCCGGTTGGAGAAGTCGCTATTGAGAATAATCAGATACATGTATTAGGAGACGTGACGTGGACACCTCCGACTTAATTATTGAATACAGTACCGGTGATTTTGAAGGCGCCTATCGAAGGTTATTACCCAAAGGTGACTATTGGCAAGATACTGAAAACGTAGAGCTTACCAACACCATTCAAGGCATTGCCAAAGACTTCAAGCAAACCCATGACGAGATTGAACTGTCGCTATTAACGGAGTTTGAAGAGCAACAATTTGGTTGGAAAGTGTCGGACTATCAAAGTTTGTTAAACACTACTGCTGGCCAACAAAGTGGAATGGTGTTTGATGAAGTCAGCCATCCCAACCTCATTTATGGCTCTTTGTACGATTCGTTTCGGCACTTGAGTATTCAAGCATGGCAAGCATTTGAAAAGTACCGTTTGCCACACACTGAAGTGGTTTGGATATATCACTTAGCCTTTGTTGCTCATCATCAAATGGCGAACTATCGACATATTAGAAACCTGCACAAATACGAGGTAACACAATGAGTTTATTGATTACTGATGCGGGTATCGCAGCTTCAATTCGAGCTGGCGAGCTTGGCACTAGTTACAAAATAGCAGAAATCAGTATTGGCACCGAGGGTTATACGCCCACGGTAACCCAAACCACGTTACGTAATGAAATATATCGTAAGCCCATTACTCGTGGTGAGTTAGTGAGTTTAGGGCAACTGCACTTCGAAACTGTGTGGGATGGCATCGAAGAGTTTGAAGGCAAAGAGCTTGGCTACTGGCTTGATGACGGCACCTTGTTTGCGGTTGATAGTCGTGATGGTGAAGTGATCACCTACAAGCAAAGAGACACAGTGGTAATCGAAGCTTGTGAGCTGCATTTATCAGCATCAACCATTGACAATATCAGTGTTGAACTTGTTGGTACGCCTAGTGCTACTGAAGAACGTGCTGGTATAGCAAAAATAGCAACGACCAAGCTAGTCGATGAAGGTGAAAATGACACTTCGTTTTTAACAGTAAAAAAACTTGTCTATTCATTAAGTGTCCCGCACATCATCGACAAACTAGTGAGTAACCTTTGGTTAAAACTTGCAGCAAAGATATTTCCGGTTGGTGCTGCAATTCCTTGGTTTACGGATATTGCGCCTCAAGGATTTGCTGTGATGAAGAATCAAGCCTTCAATAAGGCTGTCTATCCTGAACTTGCAAAAGTATTCCCCAGTGGCGTTATTCCTGACATGCGTGGATGTGGTGTTATTGGCAAGGACAATAATGAAGCCATTGGTTCGTATGAGGAAGGACAAGTGAAGCGGCATGGACATCCTAATTCTGCCGTAAGATCTACAAATTTGGGAAATAAAAATACCAACACCACGGGTAACCATCGCCACGGTCTGCGTAACGGTTATAACGCGAATGCCAACAGCAACAACAACTCGTTTCAAGGGTCTGCAACGTATAAAAATGTGAGCCGATACTCGGAATATGCTGGTAATCATTACCACTCAGTGTCGATCGGTAGTCATGCCCATTCGGTTTCTATTGCTCTATACGGAGCACTTAAAAATACTATCAATCATCGTAAAGTAAATTGGATTGTAAGGATGGCCTAATGAATCAATTTTTATCTAAAACTCAAATTTTATCTGTATCTCGAATTTCTTCAGAAGGATGGTGGTTGGAAAACACCGAAGAACATGTCGTTAAAGGAACGGCACTGGGGGAAACTTTTACTCAGAACCTATATACACCATCCCAAATTGGCATGATAGCCAGGTATGACCGAGAGCAGGATAAATGGTCGGAGGAAGTTGAGGATATGTCATGGAAACCCTATTGGGACATAAATGGACAGCGTTTCGTTATTGGTGAGCCTGATGGGGAATTTCCCGATAAAGTCATTCAAGAGCCACCTCCGGAGTATGATGAAAACACATGCACTGTTCTTTATCGAGTTGAAGACGGTTGGAAAGTATTTGAAATCCTAATCGACCACACTTACTACAACGAATTTGGCGATGAGTTTATTGTTTCGGACATTAACTTTGAACTCCCAGCTAACCATTCATGGATTAAGCCGCCATTAACACAGTCGAGAGGTAGAGAACTCTACTCACCAAAACTCATCAATGGAGAGTGGGTGTCTTTAATCGACTATCGAGGGCGTGTCGCTTACGTTAAGGATAGGAACGCAGACGGCTTATCTGACTATGAGATACGAGAGCTTGGAGATGTCCCAGATACACACACGTTAGCAGAGCCAAATATCTATGAAACGTGGAGTGATAATAAAGGGTGGCAGTATGATATAGCACGTCATTTCCCATTTAAAGTTGAAGAAGAGAAAGTATGGCGGATAGGCCAATTAACTCAGGTGATTAACCGAATTGATCAATATGAAAAAGACCAAAACTACCCATCGGAATTACGAACGTCACCATTAACTATTGAGCAATACAATTTGTTGCTCTTAGACCGTAAGTTACTTAGTGACTACCCGAATATCGAAGGTTTCCCGTTTTGTGAGCGGCCAACGCTATCAGGACTTGCTACTTAACCTTATCAAACCCAGCTTCCATGCCGGGTTTTCTCTTTCTGCCCTCTGACCTTCTATATCTCGACACTAGAAATGCCATCAGTCCCCTTTAAAACTCAACGAGATACACTGCTTATGGGGGAACGAATCAACTAGCCATGAGAGAGAAATCCATGAATGAAACAGAGGCAAAGGCACTCGTCGTATCACTACTCGATGTCACTGGCCTAAAGAAAATCTTCGCTTCTATTAGTGCAACCCTAATCAGTTTTGGCGTAAATGATGTACTCCAAGTTTTATCTGTAGCGGTCGGTATTGGCGCAGGCATCATGGCTATTCGCCACTACGCTATTGCAACCAAACTCAGCCAAGCGCAGTTGGACAAGTTGAACTCAAAAAAAGAGGGTTCAGCATGAGCATAAAAACCAAAGCAATACAGACTGTGGTGTGCTCTGTTGCCTCCATTCTTGCCATTGTTTTTACCATTGATTCAGAGCTTACTACCAGTGAGCAAGGCCTCAGCCATGTCGCAAATGAAGAAGGTTGCAGGCTCAAACCCTACCAATGCAGTGCCGATGTTTGGACTGCGGGGCTTGGGCATACAAGCGACGTCACACCCGAGATGGTCTTCACCGAGCAACAAGCGGCTGAGTATTTTGTTGAAGATATCTCAGCAGCCGAACAAGTGGTAAACAAACAGATCAACCAAACCGCTAGCCAGGGCGAATACGACATGATGGTGAGCTTTGTCTTTAACCTTGGCGCCGGTAATTTCACGCGCTCTACCTTACTGAAGAAGTTTAACCAAGGTGATCATCAAGGCGCTTGTAACGAGTACCCAAGATGGGTGTTTGTGAATGGTAAAGACTGCCGACTCAAGCAAAGCAACTGTGCCGGCATTCCTAAACGTCGAACCAAAGAACAACACGTTTGTTTGAATGGGTGGTGATCATGTTAAACCAATATCTAACTTTGTTTAAAGCCATCGCCTTTGCTGCCGCTCTTAGCGGTGTCGCTTATTGTTCGTATGACTACGGCGTAACAACCACTGAGGTTAAAGCCTTAAAAGCACAAAATGCCCTATGGGACAAAGTAGAGCAAAAACAAAACGAGGCTTTTCAGCTCGCCGTAAAACTGGCTAACCAAAAACCAGATATTCGGATTGAGTTTCGAGAGATAGAAAAAGAGGTGATCAAGTATGCTCAACAGAACATTGATAAGCAGTGCGTTGTTAACGATCCTGACTGGATGCACATCCGCGCCCAATCAGTGCGAGCGCATAATCGAGCAATCGGTATTCAGCAACCCTCCACCGTCCCTGATGGTACCGCCAAAACCGCTACAGGGTACGAGCGAGACGCCGAAGTCTTAGCGGAAGATGTGGCGAACCTGCAAACCTGTGCTGAAAATGCTCAGAAGCTCTTATCGCTACAAACTTGGATAAGAGCGCAGCTTCAACACGAGCTGCAGTAAAGACAAACCTTCTTATACTCGATGCTCTAAGCCGCATCCAAACGTTTGTATTCTTTAGCGGTGATGACCTGTTGCCCCACAACATCATTCAATTCTTGCATCATATCAATCAGTGGCAGTAGTTCGTTCTTGTGGAACAGCCAATCGACCTTGTTCAAATCGAGTGACGTAATACTCTCGCGTCGAATGCTCATCAACTCGATTGGCACACGGTGAACCGAAAGTACCTCGTTCATGGTTTGGTTTTTTACTTCTTTGTATGAGTCTTTGGCTTCCACCTGACCAATTGGTTTAAGCTCTGGGGCTTTGGTGTCTTTACCTTTGGCATTCACAAACAGGTTTTTAAACGCCATGCCTTCTTGAGCCTGCAGTTGTTTTTTGATGGCCTTTTCTTGTTTCTCTGTCATGGTTGGCTCATTCATATACAGCAAGTAACCTGCATGGTTACCGTTACGGTAGTACTGACGACGAAACAAGGTGGCATCATCGTTCAACCAGATAGAGGTCAAAGAGCTAATGTGACTCGGCAAACCATACAGCTCTTGCGCCACATCGTAATCGCCCAAATGAAACATTTGGCTTTTCTTGTAGTCGATGCGCCCATCATCATCGTAAGCTCTAGGCTTATACGTCCAACCTAAGTCTTCACGTCTACGCATATACAAAGCAGGTATGTGTTTGAGCTTAATTGGTTCACCCAACCCTCCATAGCCTCGAATGACCTGTAAGTAAGCATTGCCAAAGGTTAAGTAGTCTTGAATAAAGCGCTTTGCATCTTGGCGTGAAAGTAATCCACTCAGCGCAATGGCATGCATTAACGTATTGCGCTTAAACTCAATCGCACTCGAATGCATCGGGTTCGTGCGCAGTGCCTTGGCTAAGGTATCGAGCGCAATCGGTGGTTCGTATAAACCATCAACCAACGCCACCTCTAAATAGCTGAGAATGTCGCTGTTCATCACGCTCACGGGGTTAGAAAATTCAATATCTATCACTTGGCCTCTCCAAAATTAGGCTAGAAGAACTCGACACTGGTGTTGGTGTCATTGTTTATATCAATCGGCTCCCAACGCATTACATGCATCGAAGCCCAAGCTAAATCCGCATGAGATCCAATTTTGCTGCGGTTGGAAATAAAGGTAATTTGGTTACTCACCTTGGTGGTTTGCTGGCGAATCATTAAGAACGAGTGAACGAGATCATCCCATTCAGCTTCAAACTGTAAGCGGCCACTGTTAATGATTTCTCGTGATTTGTACGCCATCAGTCGCTTCACTTCGGGTGAGTAATCCAGCTCGACCAGAGCTGGGTAAAACTTACGAACCAGCTCAGCGGTAGCCGAGCCTACACCACTGGTATCCATGGCCATGTAAACCACATTGTATTTCTCAGTAATGCCGCGAATGGTGTCAGCCTGTTGCTCATAGCTGGAGCCTTTAAGGCGAACCCTTTCGATGAATCGGAAAATTCCACCTTTGCGCTTTGGCTTTAACGCCACCACTAAGCCTGCATCATCCGAGCTTTCACCCGTTCCGCCACCTCTTGGATCATAGCCAACTAGTACTTCAGCATTACCTACGGGCTTTGCTTTCTCGTGGTCGACATCTTTCCAAAGTGAACTGTCTGCCTTACACGCCAGTAGTGCTTTCAGTGAGAAGAATGAAGCGCTGTCGTCCAAAAACTTACAACGCAGCAGGTTGTCGAAAATCTCTTTAACCGGATATTTACGCTTGAGCTTATCCATGTTGAAGAAGGTCGCGCCTTTCTTAATCGCATCATCCACTGTGATCATTTGACGGAAGATAAAATCAACACCCAAAGCACCGGCTTTTAGCGCCTTGTGGCTTATATCAATGCCGTGCTCTTTCTTGCCTTGCCATTTCGGGTAGGCTTCATGAGCCATTGTGGAAGGAGTTGAAATGTAAGTGGTGCGGAACTGCGATTGCATCGACATACCGCCCGCGTAATTATCCAAATCCGCAAAGCCGGGGATCCAGAACACCTCATCCCAATACATGTGGCCGTTAAAGCCTTGAGAGGTCGCCACGTTGGTGGACATAAAACCAAGGTTCGCGCCGTTGCTGAGCTCGATGTCGTCCTTACCTTTTAGGTCAACGTCGCCAATCTCTAGCGCAAACTTACGAATGTAGTTTTTGAAGATATAAGACTGCTTTTTCGACGCAGAGATAAACACCTGGTTGTCGCCAGTCAGCACCGCATCTTCAAACGCTTCAAAGGCAAAATAGAACGTAAGACCAATCTGGCGCGACTTAAGATAAAAGCGCACTTCATTGATCTCATCGTTTTGCTTGTGGCCATGAATGTCCTTTTGGTATTCGAAGAAGGTTTTCTCTCGATACTCATCCAGCATCTCTTTGGTGATGTGGGATACATCGTTCTTCGTCTTATTTGGCTTACGACCACGCTTTTGCTCGCCATCACTTCGGCTAGCTGGTCGGTTGCGCCTTTGCTCTGCTTCATCACGTTTGAATTGCTGTTCGAGCAACATCTTGAGCTCACGCTCTTGGCTCTCAAGCTTTTGGTCAACCCACATCAAGTAAGCAATGCGCTGTCTCATCATTAATTCGACGGGCGCGTCATCCCTCAGCGTTTTCCAATCAAACTGAGTTATCCATTTTTGAACCGTGCGAGTGGCTACGCTAACCACTTCTGCTATTTCAGCAGGCTTACGTTGGCGTAAAAACAGCCCCAAAGCTTTCGTTTGGTCGGCGGTATAGAGCGGTTCGCTAACAACATTATTTTCCATGTTTGCATAGTGCTACAGCGCCGGTGATTACTCAGCTTGAACGATTTCTATATCAAGTGTTTAGAACTAGGACAAATACAAAAAGGCGGAAGCATTGGGTAAATTGGAATCATCAAATTTAGGAGAGTTTAGGCATGTTCCAATCAGAGCTAATTTGTATTTTACAGGCAGGAGCAACCATTGATGGTCGAGTCATTGAGCAAAAAATCATTGATGAGATTGCAGAAACTTACAGCCCAGACGTTTATACAGCTCGAATTAATGCAGACCATTATCCATGGAGTAACAAGTATGGCTCAGTCCTCTCTGTCGAAAAGAAAGAAGACAAGCTATTCGCAGTACTGAAACCAAACTCAATGCTTTTGCGTATGGCTGAGCAGGGGCAGCTTCTACATACCTCATGTGAGTTCTATGAAAAGTTTGCAGATACAGGGAAAGCTTACTTGACCGGATTGGCTCTGACTGATGAGCCTGCATCATTAGGTACGACGCAGATTCAACTGTCTGCCAACAGCAAAGATAAAGCGTGCGTCCCAACGAACTTTCAAATCACTCCAGAACAACTATCGAAAAGCACCGAGGAAGAAGCCTCGATGTTCCATACATTTAAACGCTGGCTTAAGGGCGAAGGTGAACTTGAGCAGCTCTCACAACAACAGGAAGAAGACGAAATGAGTAAAGAACTTGAAGAGCTACTCAAGCAAAGCATTGAGCAAGGTAAAGAAAATCAGCAACAACTCAGCCAGTTAAATGAACAAGTTGAAAAGTTGAACACCAATGGTAAGCCGCCGGAGCAACCCGCTGAATCTGAAGAAAGTACGGATGTCACCGAACTAAAAGATCAGGTAGAGACTCTGTCTTCACAGGTAGAAAACCTAACAGGTCAAATTGAAAAATTCAGCAAATTGACCGATGAAGAGCAGCGCAAGTTAGCCGGCGAAGGTAATGACGAAGAGCGCTATTTATAGTCTTCGATACGTCTTCAACCCATAACGAATTGAATTAGGTAAGAACATGCAAAAGAAGACCAAAACAAAACTCAGCGCCTACGTGAAAGCCGTGGCAGCGCAAAACGATGTGGATGATGCAACCGAGAAGTTTAACGTGAGCCCGAATGGTACTCAGCGCATTATCGCAGCTATCCGTGAAAGCAACTGGTTCCTAAGCAAAATCAACATCATCTCAGTGAAAAACCAAAAAGGTGAATCCATTGGTCTTGGCGCTACAGGCATGATTGCCAGTCGCACCGATACGTCAGGCTCGGGCAAACGTACACCGAAAGATCATTCAAGCATGGGGGCAATGCCTTACATGTGTGAGCAAACGAACTTTGATACCGCGCTTCGTTACGCAAAACTGGACGCGTGGGCGCACCATAAGAACTTCAACTCCTTGATTAGTAAAGCAACCCGAGAGCAGATTGACGCTAATAAAATCACGATTGGTTGGTATGGCGTATGTGTCGCTAAAAATACTGATGCTAGTACCAACCCGAACGGTGAAGATGTGAATAAAGGTTGGTTCCAAGCCATGCGTGATCATAACGAAGATCGCTTAATTACCAAGGGACAAAAAGCGGATGGTGAAATTCGTATCGGTGAAGGTGGTGACTTCATCAACCTAGACCTAGCCGTGCTTGAAACGAAAAACCTACTGCATGATGCCTGTGAAAATGACTCAAACCTTGTGGCCATCATCGGCTCTGACTTGCTTGCTTATGACAAAGCCAAGTTCTACGAAGCGCACGGTAATACGCCAAGCGAAAAAGGCAAAATTCAAGAGCTGCAAGTCATCGGTACTTATGGCGGTCTGCCTGCAGTGAAAGTACCAGGCTTCCCTTCAACGGGCATCATGGTGACCAGTTACGACAACCTATCCATCTACATTCAAGAAGGTTCAGTTCGCCGCTCTACAGGTAAGAAGAACGACGAAAAAGACCAAATTGAAAATTATGAGTCGATGAACATGGCTTACGTGATCGAAGAGATTGGCAAAGCTGCAGCCATTGAATTCAAAAACGTGAAGCTTTGGATTAACGAGGCTTGGCATTAAGCAAAACATTACAAACTAACACCCCCTCAATGCAGGCTCTATTGCTGTTTCAGGTGCGCTTTGGTGCTAACTGTTATTCGCGATTGTCGGCCTGCATTCCCTAACCCTGTAAGGATACATCATGGAATTTGTCGGTGATAAAAACGAACGCTATGAATCAGAGTTGCCAGCCTCGGACAAATATCCAGCCCTGAAAATTTCAGAGTTTCAGTCTCTGTTCCATTTCCAAAGCAATGAAACAGAGGCAGGCATTCTGCACCACGCTACGGTGTCACGCATTAAGGTGCATTCTGAACTTAAAGACACCTTAGTGCCTTTTGCTAGTTTGGCGGAGTTATCTCAAGAACGTTTTGGTGATGATGACTCAGCCAAAACACTTTACAAGCAAGCCGTATTTGCACTGACCGCTGCTCAACTAATCAGTGTGCAAATGAGTGGTGACGCCACCGCCGAAGCGGCAGACAGACAAGAAGCGCTCACCAGTAAGAAAGAAGAGTGCGAAGTGCAGTACCGCCAAGCCATAGACATGTTGATTCACGCAGAAGAAACCTACTGCTTTGAGAGGGTGTAATGAAAGCATTGCAAAGCTTAACTGACCTATTCAAAAGCCATGTAACCGATGCGGCCAAAATGGATGTGTGGGCGGAGGATGGCGCCTTATTTTGTGGTCAGGGTGTGGATGTCGATGGGTTTGAAATTGAGTATACCGCCATCGTTTTCTTACAAAGCGCCAAATTAGAGCCGCAAGTATTGTTTATGCAATTAGTCAACTGGCTCAACAAATATGACCCAGAGCGAGCGGAAAAAGGCTTGCCCATGCCGACGTTCGCCCTAGAGCCTCTCGATAAAGGTGCGTTTGATCTCAAGCTGAAAATTGATATTCGTGAAGAGTTCGACCTTCAAGAAAACGAACAAGGCAATTGGAAGCAAGGTGATACCCGTTATGAATGTGTCAGTGGATTCGAAGCGCGAGCCGATGAGGACCAACTCGGTGAATTGGTCTACTTTGTCGGCCACTTAGATGATTTTCCATGAGTGAATTAACCCTCGCGACGCCCGAGCAATTGACTCAGGTTGTGGAACGTTTAGTGCTTACAGCCAGTGATAAGTTTGAGCTGAATAAACGAATGGCTAACCGCGCACGGCAGTTCTTTCGTCAGCAAATTCGCGCTCAGCGAGATACAGACAACAACCCGTACCAAAGCCGAACGCGGAGAAAGGCAACCCAACTATGGGATGGCACTCAAGCACAGAGCACCGTGAACAATAAAAACATGTTGCTGGGTTTTGGTAAGGCGTTAAGAACCCACGTTACAGAAGATGGCTTTGAGGTTGGCCTAAAAGGCGTCGCAGGTCGCATTGGCCAAGAGCACAACCAAGGTGCTCAAGTGTCATTTACGACTCGTGTTAATGGTCACTACAACAGTAAAACAGGTCAATGGACAGGCGGCGTGAAAACCAAGCGCAATTATCAAATGCCCAAACGAACCTTCATTGGTTGGACGCCTGCTCTAGAGCGAGAGTTACTCGCCATGGCAGCGGAACACTTTGCACTAGAGGATGCAGCGTAATGGATAAACAACAAGTCGAGAAAACGGCGCTACCCACTTTCAAGATTAAGCCAGCGAAAACAAGTTTGATCGTGAAAGACCCAACAACCCGAGAGCCATTGAAAGCGGCAGGTGAAGATAAACCTCGTAACGCTTACTGGCTACGTCGACTCGCTGAAAAAAGTATCGTGGTCATCGATAAAACAGCCAAGCCCACAGCCCAAAAGGAAATTAAATAATGAGTATTGGTTTTGCTGAAGTACCCAGCACCGCTCGCGTTCCCGGTGTCTATATTGAAATTGATAATAGCCTGGCAAACAGTGCAGAAGACCTGCAAGTTATCTTGGCGATCGGTAATGCGGTCAGTGATGCCACAGTCGCGCCAAACAAAGTCACGCTTTGTATGGATGAGACGATTGCGGCAGCTTCGTTTGGTGCCAATAGCGACATAGTGGAAATGATCACCTATTTCCGTAAGCAAGATAAGACCATGCCTATCTTTGCGGTCAGTGTTGAAGATAGTGATACCGCAAGCGCTTTAGCCGCGTTGGGTGACGTTCAATATCACCACATCATGTGCTCATTGAACGACACCACCACCATTCGTGAGTTAGGGACTTTTCTTGAAGAGCGATATGGAGCCTTAGAGCAAGTACCAGGCATCGCGTATCTACCAAAGAAAGGCACACACGCAGAGCTCATCACCTTTGCACCAACAAGCAACTGCGCGTTAATCAACTTTCTGCCCATCAATAACTTGGGTGACTCTGCAGAAGCGCCACTGTCAGACGCGGCAGCGATTGGCGCATGGGTTGGTCAAATCGCCCCATCATTGGCGATTGACCCTTGCAGGCCACTGCAAACGCTCAAGTTAAACGGTGTTTACTCACTGGCAGAACAAGAGTGGGACTGGGCTGAACGTAACCTCTTTTTGTATGAAGGGTTAAGTACCTACACGGTGAACTCAGCGAATGAAGTGTTAGTCGAGCGCGCCGTTACCGCTTACACCGAAAACGCAGCTGGCGTAACGGACAACAGTTACCTCGATGTTATGACGCCGGCAACCGCCATGTATTTTCGTCAGAAGCAGCGCTCGTTGATCTTAAGTGTCTACCCTCGCCATAAAGTCGCGAAAGACGGAACCAAGTTCGCCAAAGGTCAGCCTATTGTGACGCCGACCATGTTCAAAGCCAAGCTGTTGACCTTGTATCGAGATTTGGAATACCAAGGCATCGTACAAGATTTCGATGGCTACAAAAAGTCGCTCATTGTCGAGCTCGATGAAACCAACAAGCAGCGTGTCAACTACCAAGATTCACCGCAGTTCGTGAACGGTTTGATCATCGTTGCAGGAAAAATTCAATTTAGGAAGTAAGTCATGGGAACAAAAATCACTAGCCGTGCTGTCCTTAATGCGGGCTCATTGGGGCGCCTTCCCATCAAGGAAGGGGCGGAATATGGCCTTGGCAACATGAAGCGCGAAACCATAATGGGTGACGATGGCCCTTTGGGTTTCTCTGAACAATTCTCGGATGCGCCTTTCATCAAATGCACCATCATTCACGCTCAAGACACCGATGAGAAAGCCATTGCTGATTTTGTGGGTGAAGACATCACCTTAGAAACGAACACAAACCGCGCTTACACCTTGAAAGGCGCATGGACAGTCGACCCGCTTACGGTTGCGATAAAAGATGGTCAGCTTGAAGTGCTCTTCAACGGTGACGAACTCATCCCGCAGTAAGGAGAAAGAACATGTTATCCATACTGATGAAACGAGAGGCTCAGAAGGCAAAGTCAGAACCGGTTGAAGCCTTTGAAGCTATCGACAGTGTTGACGCTATGAACGAGTCAACAGTAAGCCAAGCCGTTCGTACCGCTTTTGCTGATAAGCCTTGGGAAGAAACGCAACTCTTGTTTAAGCAAGACCAAAGCTACTTGCGCACCTTGTCTGGCTCGAAAGAGAAAGATCCGTACAAGCAAGAACTCATTAACAAGTACCGACCATTGGTTGAAAAGCTACTGGATACCCACAAAGGCGACTACGGCAACCTCGATGTGATGTGGTGCTTTTATATGTGGCACTTTGACCTTGGCCAATTTGAAGAGATCCACGATGACTTTCGAGCGGCCATCGATGGGGGATTAGAAACACCGGCTAATTTTAAAGTGAATGGTCAAACGGGCTTCTGTGACTACGTCTTTAAGTACACGCACAAAGCGCACACTGAAAAGAAAGAGTACAAGCGCGAATATCTGCTTAAAGCCGTAAATGATTTACTGGCGGGTGAGCTTGCTACCAACGCCCCACTTAAAGTGAAAATGTTCCGCCTTGTCGGTGACTGGCACTTTGAAGCAGGCGACAAAGAAAAAGCGCACAACTTGTTTGAGCTAGTGATGAAGCTAGATCCAAACAAAGGCGGTGTGAAGAAAAAACTAGAAGCATTACAAAAGGAGCTTGGTTATGACCAACCTCATTAAAGACGAATCGCAAGTCAAGGTCGCGGAGTTGGCCTCGCCCATTGAAAAAGATGGCAAAGCGCTTACGCATATTGATATCAGCAAGCCGCACTCTGGGCATTTGCGCGGGTTGAGCTTGATAGATGTGTGCGGAATGAAGTTTGAAGCAGGACAAACCCTATTACCTCGAATCTCTTGCTTGAATGAGCGTGACATTATCAACATGCCTCCAGAGAACTGGGCGCCATTGCTCACGACGCTTGCCTCTTTTTTCGTCGCTACGGAATAGTGATAGAGCGAGTTGAAGACTATTACGCAGATATCGCCCTTGTGTTTCATTGGCCCCCAAGCGAAATAGACAAACTCAGCTACGACGATCTATTACTGTTTCGAGAGCTTGCCCGAGAGAGGCACGAACAAACACCACAAGAGAGCGAATAAGCTCTCTTTTTTTGTATCAACAAAAGGCTATCCAGAATGAAAATGAAACTGTCTGTTCTCATGGACATGAAAGACAAAACTTCAGCCGTTCTCAAAGGGATGAGTGGCGAGAGCGATTATTACGCCAAGTCCATCAAGAAGGTACAGAAGACACAGGCTGATGACTCTGCCGCAATGGGGATGATTGATTCGTTAAAAACGTCACGAAAAGCGATGGACAAGAACGCCATTGCGGTTGCTACGGTCAGCGAAAAGCTTGAAGAGTTAAAAGTAAAAGCGGCAGGTGTTGAATCCCCAAGCGCGGCTCTAACTGAAAAAATCACAAAGCAGCAAGCTAAGCTGAGCAAACTGAACACTGAGCAAGAGGGTTACAAATCCCATTTAGAGAAGCTCGATACCCAGTTAAAAAAGACAGGGGTGAATACGGGGAACCTCGATGATGAATACGACCGACTGAATCGAAGTTACAAGAAGCACGGTAAGGAAATTGGGAGGCTTAGTAAGCGTTATACCACCTTACAAAGAGTTATGAGCCCGATTCAAAAGCTGAACAGCTCAATCAAATTCCCTAAGATCGGCGCTGCAGCGGCAGGAAAAGGGGCCGCATTGTTAAGTGGTTTAAGCTTTGCTGGATTAGTAACACAAGTGAACGGTGCGGCAGGTGAAATGGACAACCTGGCAAAGACATCAGCCAACCTAAAATTACCTATTGAAGAACTTCAAGCCATGCAATCCCAAGCTGAACATGCGGGGGTTAGCTCTGATGCATTGTCTAACTCTATGCTTCGCTTCACCAAACGACTTGGCGTGCTGCAACAAACGGGTTCGGGCGCGTTAGGCTCTTACCTCAAGAAGAGTGAGAACGCGCTGCATAAAGACTTACAGGGAGCAAAAGACACCAAGCAGGCTTATGAGATGCTCCTTGAAGAGTTCTCTCAACTTGAAACACCACAAGAGCAAATGGCCTTTGCCGATGCGGCCTTTGGACAAGACGGTCGCAAAATGCTGATCATGTTGCGTGAAGGCACTGAAGGGTTAACGGTAGCAAGAAAAGAACTCAATGTATTGGGTGGCGGTGCGACTGCAGAAGATGCGGCGAAAGCGGAAGCCTACAACGATGCTTTGCAAAAAATCGAAGAAAGCGTTCGCTCTATGAAGTTTGCAGCACTTGCACCCATCATGGAAAAAGCAACCAAAGCATTCACCCAGTTTTCTGAGAAGTTTAAGAATACTGCTTGGCGAACCGACTTCATCGAAAAGCTTATTCAAACCGTAGACGGCCTTTATCAAGGCTTTGAACTGCTAGGTAAAGGGCTTATTTGGTTAGCGCAAAACTTTAAAGGGATTCTCGCGACCGTGGCTATCTTAAAAGTGGCGTTGATTGCTTTGAATGCGGCGGTTCTGGCAAACCCCATCGGGCTCATGGTGGCTGCTGTTGCTGCTGCAGTAATCGCAATTACTTATTTAATCGATAAGTTCATTGGTTTAGACAAAGTCATTAAATGGATTGGTCACGGCATTGGTTGGTTGTGGAATAAATTCAAAGCACTGATCAACAAGCTGCCAGACGCACTCATCCCTGATGGGTGGAAGATTCAAACTGATGAAGCAGGCCAAGAAGTCGATAACTTAGCCGCTAAACTCAATCGTATTGAAGATAAGAGCACGACACTTGGTATTACGACCAATGAAACCCAAAATCGAACTGAGCGAACCCAAACAGAGCAGGGTTACCACGCTTATCAAATCGGAGGGATTCAGACAAAAAAGGGGCACACAGCGTATAGTCCACTAGGTAATCAAAGCATCAAAAGTAAATCTGAGGTGTCATTGACCATCAAGTCAGATAAACCAGTAGCTATTGATAAAGCGAAGGCAGAAAAAGGCACAGATCTAAATTTGGATGTGGGGAATATGGCGACAAGCTTTTAATCTATAGAACTTGTCAGGGAAGCCTTAGGAAAGGCTTATTAGTTGTTAACTGGCTCGATGTTGCAAGCTACGGTGATTGTAGTTCTTTCAAGCTTTGCTAAAAAATGTAGCTTGAATGAGGGAGGAGTATATATGGTTGTTAACCCACCAGAGCTAGATCCGTTTTTTCGATTCGTTAGAGTGGCTATCGTTAACGCTCTTGGAGGCAAAGAGTACGCTTGTTTACCAAACGAGAGCCTTGAACAATACATTTCAATAGTAAACCCCAATCTCCCCCCTTTGCTTTACGACTTCTTTGTAAAGTTCGATTATTTATACGTACTACGCCAGTCTAATTCCACATTAAATGATGAAGAGTCAGAAGTGTTGTTATCTGCTGAAAACTTAATTTATGAAGTGCAACTTACAATTATGTAG